GGGACCAATTGACCTTCTTGTCGGCGGAACCCCCTGCCAGAGCTTTTCGATCGCAGGATTGCGGGGCGGCTTGGGCGACGCGCGTGGCAACCTGGCCCTCGCGTTTCTTCAACTTGCTCGCCGCTCACGCGCCCGATGGGTGGTTTGGGAGAACGTCCCCGGTGTACTGTCATCGAACGGAGGACGGGACTTTGGTTCCATCCTCGGGGGCTTGGCAGAACTCGGGTATGGGTTCGCCTATCGAGTGCTTGACGCTCAGTACTTCGGAGTGGCCCAGCGCCGCCGCCGTGTGTTCGTTGTCGGACACCTTGGAGACTGGCGACGTGCCGCAGCGGTTCTTTTTGAGCGCGAAAGCCTGCGCGGGGATACTGCGCCGCGCCGCCAAGCGGGGCCGGGAGTTGCCGCGCTCACTGCAAACGGCGTTGGAACATGCGGCGCGGACGATAACCAAGCTCAGGCCGGTCATCTAATCGCTAGGGCTTTAAACGCCAAGGGCGGCGTCGGTCGCATTGACGGTGAAAGTGAGACGTTCGTTACCCACTCCCTGCGCGCTGATGGCTTTGACGCGAGTGAAAATGGGACGGGACGGGGAACGCCGCTTGTGCCTGTCACGATTGGCGTTGACTGCTATAACGGAATCATAACTGGCGAGGTTGCAGCGACAATCGGGACGGCTGGGTCAGGTGTAAACGGGGCCAGTCCTATGGCAATGCAGATCCGCCAGGTCGCAGTGTCGAACAGCCTCGGCGCCAACTCTGGCGGCAACCAAGTCGAGCAAACCTACGTCGCGTGGTCGATCATGCCGCAGAACTCGAGCCGTGATTACAAGGCACGCGCCGTGGACGTAGCGCAGCCTGTCATGGCGGGTGGCCCTGTCGGGGGCAACCAACAAGGGGGCGACTGCATTCAGCAAGCCGTGGCCTTTGCTCAAAACCAGACAGGCGAGGTGCGCGCGGGGGACGTGTTTAACACTTTGAACACGAACAGCAACGCAAGCGGGCGCAATACGCCCATGCTTTCCACATCAGCCGCCGTGCGCCGCCTTACACCGCGGGAGTGCGAAAGATTACAGGGATTTCCTGACGATTATACTTTGATTCCTTACCGCAACGGCATGGCCGCTGATGGCCCTCGCTACAAGGCGCTGGGGAACTCAATGGCCGTGCCCGTGATGGCCTGGATTGGCCGGCGCATCACAATGGTGGATCAGATCGAAAGGCCCGCAGCATGACCCCGACCGCTCCCCTCACACGGATGGGGAATTGATAGGACGCGCTTTAGGCGCGTAAGATGGCTTGGCAAATGGAGGTTGGCGTGAGTGCAGAGAAAACAATGAGCGGAGCGGTCGATGCCACGGAGATGGAAACGCGCGTAGCTAAAGCGATTTCCCGCGACATAAACCAGCATCAAATTGATACCGGGTTTGCTGCACCGTTCGACTTTCCAGAAGCGAAGGGTGGACTTGAGCTGGATTGGACCGAATACCTACCGACTGCCCGCGCAGCAATCCGCGCCATGAAGATCGACACTCGACCCCGAGAGAGCCTAATTAACTCGATCAATGGTTGACCCAGTAGGCGGCGTGCCTGTGGCAGGGTATCGGCTTGCGAGGATAGCGTTAAGTTCTGGAACCTTGCTCGCCATATAAGGCAGAGCCCCACCGGCGCCGGAAACCGCGCTATCCATAGTGGGGTATTCTGCGATGATACATTGACCGCACAGATACCAGTCCGCCCCACGTTGCTCAAAAACCCCTATGCCGTGCCCTACAGGCGTTTGTGCGGCGAAGATGGCCACAACTACCCCATGAGCGGGAACGGCAATCTCCGGGGCTCCCTGGGGCTTTGTGTAGGCATTGGCTGCGCTACACCCGAACACAAGCATCAGGATGACGCCGGCAAGGAAGCTGTAAAGCATCACCCGCCCATGTTCCGCGACCCACTCCACAAAGCTATCGAGCATCGACGCAAAGTCTTTCATATCGGACTGCATAGTTTTCCATCCAGACCTGGGTTTCAGGGGTATCCCGGCTTGACCACGACGGCGCCGTAAACACAGCGCAGGCGGCTTTAATCCCGCCTGTACTTGCTCCGCACCCTGTCAAGCTCAACATCAGTGGCAGGGCGCACAGCATCCACAATTTGTTCAATGGTTTTCTCCAAGGTTTTGGCCTTAGCCGCGTCTTTCCCGGCTTTGCGCCCGAACAGGTACAAAGCCAGGAACGCGAGGCCCGCAATTCCGAGGCCGATAATTGCCGTCATTCGGCCCTCGTCACCGTCACGGGGGCCGAGGTCATGAAGCGCAGGACGATGTTCACAACGGCCATAATGCCGCCGACGATTGCGGTCTGCGCTTCGGCGTCAATGTCGAGGTCGAGGCCAAATGCCGTGGCGATGGCTACAGCTCCACCGATAACGTTGGCCCAAAGGGTACGGCTGGCGAAGATTGATTTAGCTTCCATGATTATCTCCTATGCGTTGATGGGGGTTTTGGGATCGAGTTCGATATGAAAATGGTCTTTCTCGACAACCACATCGAACTCGGTTCCAAGCCGTTCGCGGATATCGCCGGCTACGATTTGCCATTGGTCCTGCGGGATATCGCGCGTGCGAATGTCAAAAGCCCCGCCGACATAGTGTTTGCTTCCGGGGGAGTGCTTGCCGTCATTGCAGGACGTAATGGTCATCAGCCCTAGCTTGCGGTCCTCGAACACGCCTTCAGCCACGCGCATGGCGAATAGGGTTTCCGGTCTAACCCCTGTAATCCGCGCGCTGCTTTTCAGTGCAATAGCCATTCTCACTTAGTCCTTTTCCTTTGTTCTTCCGCCCATCTGTTCAAGTACTGGCTCAAGGTCCACCACCAGTGTTGAGCGGTCTGTTGGTCGAGTTCGATGCGTTCGTAGTCGTAGATCAGGGCCACGCCACCATCTGCGGTCGGGACGATGAAGGGGCCGATCTTCTCGCTCATGGCTTCACCAGTTGCGGTTTCGCGCGGGCCTTCGATACAGTGCCCTTCAGTACCCACTGATAAACCGCGTCCATGTTGGCCACTAAAATGTTGCCGTCGATCTCAGCGTTCATGAAGTGCTCAGCAATGAAGCAGCGGAGCTTGGCGTGGTTGGTTTCCAGAAACGGGTACGGGAGTTCTACGAACTCAACCGGGACTTCGGGTTCCTCGCTCATGAGTACCGCTCCCCAAGTTCCGCCATGCTGACGAATTTCGCGCTCTGGATATGATTGTGCTGGATGAGCAGCTCATAAGCTCCCCAGGTCCAGCCGTTCAGGGCGTGTGCGGCATAACCCTCGATATGGCCATCAGGCAAAGCGCAGCCGAGGTCTATGATGGTCGTGGGGTATCGCTGCCCAATCTTCGGAGCTTGATGCACGCGGGCGCGGTGAGAGTGGCCTACGACCAAATCCGAAACGCTGTCGTTCGCAATGGTCGGGAGGCAGTTCTTTCCCCCATACGCCTTGCCCAGTGTATTTAAGGCGCAATGCACGAATCCGACGCCGCCGTAATATTGAATTATTCCGTAAGGGCTATAGGTCCACCCGTTATTTTTCAGGACGCTGTCGAGCGTGCAAACCAGCTTGCCGGCCATCTCGGGATTGGATTGCTCATAATTCCAGACGCGCCGTTCGTGGTTTCCGAGAGTTACGTGTTTCTCGATCCCGTCGCAGCCAAAGGCTTGGAGGGCGAGATTGAGCGAACCCATATCCGCCTCAAATGAAGGCTTTAGCTTGCCGTCTAAACTCTCATTGGGAATGTGGAAGTTGAGGCTGTCCATCGTCGCCATATCCCCGATCTGCAAAACCACATCGGGGGTAATCTCGCGCGCGTATTTGCAGAGCCACTCAAATCTGTCTTTGGCGAGGTGCCTATCGTCGTGGGTATCGCCTATGGCAAGGACGCGTATCTTAGAGGCTACACCGCGCACATCTTGGCGGATGGTGAACTTTGGCCTTTGGGCTTTGGCCAGTTCGTCCCTGGCCTTGTCCAACTCCGACCGCAGGCTCTCAACAAGCGCGGTCATGTTGGAATCATCTCTGATGGGTGCCGCTAGGGGCGTAAGCCCCGCCGCTTTGGCCCTATCCCCTCGAGACTTCAGAGTATTGATAGGAACCCGAGACACCCTTGAGGCTTCTGCCCATCCCCCATACTTCGCCTTGAGGTCCAAAGCCTCTTGGAGAACGTCCCGTGGGGTTGGTGGAAGACCCATTATCCACCATTCATTTTAGCCCACAGGACCGTCGCCAAGGCCGTTGTGAGGATTAAAACGAGGGTGATGAGCGCGCCGGTCATCCGGCTTTCGATCCCCACAAGTTTTGATTTTAGATCGCCAAAAGCCTCGGCAATCTCCCCATACCTCTTGGCGCAAATGTCCTCATGGCCGTCTAAACGGGATTCAAGAACGGCGGTCTTAGTAACGACCTCCCCAATGCGAACATCTTCGGTCATGGGGCGTTGGC